GTTCTTGGTAAGGTTGCTCCTCGACTGTTGGATTACGTACTTACCAAACTTATTTAAAACCTCCTGTGTGTTCTTTAGCTGCATAGGCTTATATCGTTTTCAATCACTACATCGAATGTCGCTACCCATCCCGCAATGTTGTTTTCAAACCTATCCAGAAAAGGCTCACAAGTAACCGAACCTTCTAGCTGGTATTTATCCCTGAACAAATCGCTCATACGTAGCTTTTGCAACATCCGGTTCAAAACGGCTAACTGCGTGTTCAGCACATCGTGAAGGTTGTCATTACCAACAAATAAATCGGTTACTTCCTCTTTGCTCGTGTCTACAATATCCATAGCCAACACGCTTAAATTAAAAGTTAGAATCCTTTCATCTTGTGTCGCAGAATTAACCATTAAATGCGACAACGGGAAGATAGTTTGCTTTGATAGGTCGATGTCGGTTATATCTCCGTGTGTTACCGTATTTACATTCACATCGTCAAGCAATGTGTTCTTAATCGTTTCGGTTACTTTGTAGAACCCTTGTATTCCTTTACTCATTTCTTTTTAATTTGTTGAACTTCCAAATCGTTCTTCTCTTTCATAAATGCTAACATCATTAAGCACTTGTGTACATTTAGTTCAGTGATATGTTCAAGTCTTGTAACATCACCGAGAGCGAGTGCGTATATTGATTGATACCAACCCCACTTGCTTCCGAATTGAGATAACGCACTATAAGGCTCTCCTTCTCCGCCTGTGAAGAGTTCAGGATAGCTTTCGATAAGTCCGTCCCTAAATGATAAAAAAAAAGAATAGAACCCATCACGCAGTCTAGCGTTATATCTTTCATATGTAACCCATCACTGGCTTTGTAATCTTCAATCGAATACCTTTCTCCGTATTTGTTTTTGATAGGTCGATACAAAACCTGCATCGCCAAGTGCATATTATCCCAATTCCCTAAATAGGTGTCTAGGTCTATGTATTCTCCTAACGAGATGTCTTCAAGCTTTGGAATGAAGCCGTATTCTTTACCTCCTATCTTTGTGCGTTGTATTAGCTTTTGTTTGTCGCTGAATAACTCATTCAACATCGATACGATTTCGTTTGTATCTGATAGCCTCATATTCAAAACGTACTCCGAAGGCACGTTGCAAAATATCTCTATCATCTTTATTTGAAGAAACCGCTCATCGGTGTTGTTCTCTTGTATCTTTAGAAACTTTTGATATTGCCCGAGTGTTACTTCGGACATAGTTTCTGGGATGTTAATCTCTACCTTCATAGTTATATAACGAATTTTAAGTAAGGTTTTAGAATTGGATGTAAAAAAACCTCCCGAAGGAGGTTAGTGAGTTAGTACATTGATGTCTTCCAACAGATACTCGAACAGTACCCTTCGTGGTCTATCGGTTCTCCGCATTCTTTACATTCGTACTCTTTGTCTTCGGTGTAATAAAGTAAATGATTCATCTTTGTTGTTTTTTTCAAATATACTAGCTTACAACGTATTTTCCAAGGTTAGGTTTGGATAACATTGAATAGGTGGCATAACGTACAGAATCGCAGATGTGATTATTGGTATCAATCGGTACGTTAGTAATGATTCCCGTCCTATCCTCTTTCCATTTGTAGTTTCTAAATTCCATTATAGCGTTAGTGGAATCTTTAAGCACGTGAAGCTTGTGTCGCTTCAACATATCGATTCCCGCTTTTATATCCTTCTCGCTTTTACGTATGTTCCAACCAAACCTCCTTAACTCCTCATTCAATCTAGGCTCTGCCGTGTCAGCATATATTGCACCTTGGATGTAGTTTTCTTTTAGAAAATTATGAATGTCAATAGTGGTCATACCTGTTCGATATAACAGTTCTTTGATGTATAGGTTGTGTTCGTGTTTATAAACTGCTACTAATGCCGTTGGGTCGTTTGTAAACCCGTAGTCCATCCCATACGATAGCAAAGAAGCGTAATCAGGTATTTTATCAATCTCGGTAAAAGTGAATATTGTCGCTCTTGAGATTGCTCGTTCTCCAAGTCCATATATCTGCCAGTATTGCTCATCTGTATCCTTTAATCTTTCAATCTCGGATATAAGGTCAGTAGATAGGAATGGATTGTCTTTGTATGTCGTTTTAAAAAAAGCACAGTCCTCTCGGCTTATTACCTTCTCATATAACCAATGATATTCATCTGATGGGTTGAAGTCGCCAATGATACGTCCTTCCGTTCTAAATAGAAGCTGCTGCCAGTCTTCCCACAATAGTTCGTTTACCTCATTAGCAAACAGAAGGTTTCGTTTACGTCCTCTTACTTTTTGTGGTTGGTCTAAAGAAATAAACTCCACAAGGTTTCCAAATAGCTGATATTCATTATTTGTCTTGTTGTGGTCTTCCTCTCGGTACAGGTTGTTGTTTCTTAATATATCCAAAAAATCCCGCATAACGGTAGCACGCAATGCTGGGAATGTCTTTCTGCAAATTGTTACTATTTGGTTTTTGTTTTGCGTGCAGTATTGAAAGATAATCCAAAGCAAGATGTTGTACGTCTTACCTGAACGCGTACCACCTTGTTCTATTATTATCTTCTTTTCCGAATCAAGTAAATGCTCGTATACTTGGTTAGTCTTTATTTGCACGAATAATCTCTACTTGAATGTTGCTCGGTGCGCCATCAGCACCTGTTATCTCTTGTCGCTCAACGTAACCTCGTTTCTTACCTTTAGTTTTTAGGTAGAAAATAGTTGAGGTAGAATTGTTGTCTTCGGTGATTTGACGATACAGTTCTGATTCCACCACATCGATTGACATTTCAGAAATATCTTCTACCGATTTTTTATACTCTTCATCTTCAGTAAGCCAACGGTAATGTGTTTGTCTAGCAATTCCGACTTGTTTACACGCTTTTGACACAACCCCTAATGATTTTTCTAACGCATCAAGCATTGCTTTTTTATGAATGTCACTATTTGTCATAACTAAAATAACTCTTTAATAGATATTAAACATCCAAGGCTAGTGTTTGAATCCCCACCCTCTCTAGGTTCATTAAATTTCAACCAATCTTTACATTTCTTTTTTAGGTCTTCCATTTTAAAAAATAATATGGTTTCAATATCTTCTTGTTCAAACTCGTTTCTTGGTGTGTTTTGTTTCAAAATGATATATATCCAATATTTAGCTTGCGTAGTAGCTATGCCACTTGGCTTACCTCTACTCATAAATTCGATATATAAATTACCTGTTCTTGTTGCTATGAAATCTGTTTTAACTTCAATTGTTGAATCATTCAAAAGTTTAGCAATAATGGTTTCACCTTGCTGACCTAGCTTTAAATCATATTTGAAATCATTATTGTAGTCCATCTATTATACGAATATAGTTACTATTAATGTTATCAATGCTCCTATAAAGCTTATTGATGTGAATAGTAATGCGTCTTGTATTTGTTTGTTGCTCTTTCCTTGGTTCATCTTAAATAGTTAAAGTTTCTTTTATGTGTTACTGGTACTTCGTGTCCACATATACCACATTCTCCTATGTGATAAGTATGTACGTGATGTTCTTTCGTTTGTTGCTCGGTTAGGTATGGTAAACCACACGGATAGCAAACATAATCACCCATAATATGCTCGTGCGTGTCCTTCATTTAGTAATGTTTGATTAATGTTTAATTCACCGATTCTAATGCGTCCTAAACAACGTCCGTACTTACCGATACCTACCGATTCCAGTTCAAACTCACCATCTCGGAGTAGTTGGCTTAATCGCTCTTTTGCCGCTAAACCTTTCTCTTTCTCAAGTAGGTCTTTGGTTCGTGTTTCAGGTGTATCGATACCGTATAGCCTAATAGTAACTTTCTTCCAAGTGTAAAATCCAAGGTCTACCATAGCTTCAATAGTATCTCCATCTACTATGCGAATAAGTTTAGCGTTGTATATGTACATCAATCACAAGTTACGATAGTCTTAATCACATCAAAACTACCATCTTGATTCCGGATAGTTCGTGTGTAGTTCTTGTATTGAAATGTTCCATTCCAACTTCCTTGGTTGATTAGAACCCATTCAACACCTCCATCTTTGTAGGTTTTCTTGTACACTTTTTGTGTGCAATTGTTTTCTTCTTTGCTGCAACCGAATGTTGCTAACGCTACTAATAATAATGCTACTTTTTTCATTTGATTAAATTTGATTTTTCGTATTCTTGAATTAATTTTTCTAGGTAGATAGAATAGTCCATTGATTCTTCCTGTGCGTGTCTTAACCAATCAATGATAGATAAATCTTCCCTATCCATGTCTGTACCATATTTTTCTTTCCCGAGTGTTGCTCGGTTCTTATACTTATCCATTAAGCTTTTGACGATTGAATCCATTATATCACATCAAAAATTGATACTTGAGCAGTTTTGTTTTGTTTCTCAATCTCTAAAGCTATTTCTAAAATAGTCTTGCCTGCTTCGTAATCTACCAAATTGCGAGCGATTTTGTTTGTTGGTTGTTTTCCTTTGTACTTATAAAAATTATAGTCGTGAAACTCACATAATTTTTTAACTTCATCAAGTCCAGAAGATATTCTAACATCTCTATTTGATAAAATATTAGGCAAAGTAAAATTAGTCCAATATAAATGTCTATGTCTTTTTTGTGCTGGAATAAGAGGCTCATAATAGGGTATGACATTTTCTACAACAAACTTTCCTGCATACAAATGTTTTAAAAACAATATCTCCTCGTATAGTTTCATATCAGGATATTTCATTTGTATTTTATTCTTATTTGATTGAACCAATCTACTGTGAGTGGGACAAGGTGGAGATGTCCAAATAAAATCAAACTCTTTATAATGGTCTAACAAGTATTGGTGTGCATCTGCAACTATAACTT